TGGTGGAATAAACCCAACCATTGCCCAGGTAAGTGTAGCTGGCGGGGCAGTTACCGGGATTACCGTATCGGATGGAGGCGATGGTTACTCAAATTCTCCTTCCGTCACGATTATTGGTGATGGAAGCGGGGCAACGGCAACCGCAAGAGTAAGCGCCCCTCCAGTTGGTTTAAGGATTTTGGCCGTGGTTGGGAATAGACTGATTGGGGTGGGATCTGGGCAGAATAGAAACGCCCTATACGCATCAGACATTTTAGACGCATCCGTTTGGGATGATGCAAACTCCATAGTGGTGGGCGGGGATGATGGTGATGAAATCACCTCCATTGTCCCCTTCTACTCCAACCGCTTGGTGGTTTTCAAAAAGAACAAGATATTTCAAGTCACCATCCCTCCAGACATGACCTCGGCCTCGGATTGGGTCGTGGAGGTAATTTCCACAACGGTTGGGTGCGCGGCCGAGCGCACCGCCGTACAGGTCAATTCAGACATCTTCTTTCTGGCCAATGACGGAATCAGAACAGTGGTTCGCTCCGCCGCCGACGATTTTACCTCCGTGGGTCTTCCCATTTCCGAGATTGTCAAGGATGTGATTGCCGAGATCAACCAGCCGTCCATCGGTGTTGCCACAGCCGTCTTTCACGACAACCGTTACCTATTGGCCATCCCGACCGGCTCCAACGACACCAACGACAAGATCCTTGTTTACAACACGGTCTTGCAGGCGTTCGAGGGAACCTGGACGCCGGATGTTTTGCAGTTCGTCCAGACCAACTTTGCCAGCCTTGGAAAGCGCCTGATGGCCAAGGGCTATACCGGGACAATCACTCAATATAACGGCTACAAGCCAACCAGCAGTCTGGTCTCATCCGACTACAAGGATCAGGGCAACGATTATGCCTCTTCCATCAGAACGCGGGACATGAACTTTGGCGATCCGTTCTCAGCCAAGCATGGAAGCCACTACGAGGTTATTTTTGACCGATCATTCGCAACCGATGTGGACATAACGGTTCAGCGCGACACTGACAACAGCCCAATTTCTTCCGAGCCTAACTTAAACATTGCCTCGGCGGTTTTGACTCTCCCATTTACCCTGCCAGCCGTTCTTCCGCTTTCCGCCAACCGCAGGCTGGCCAGCGACCTTCGCAAATACTCCAAGTGGCGGACGCTCAATATCTCCATCAACTGCGAGGCTGGGCAATTTGCTGTCCGCCAGATCACGGCGGCTGCCAACCCCGACACCATTGAGGTGCAGAAAACCGTATGACAGCGGTGGAATACCTTGAGGAAAGCGGGGTGCCAGAGAGCCGATGGCCCAACTTCCGTGCCTGGTACCGCTGGTTTGAGGATCGTGGGCTGGTTGGGGTAGTCAGAAGGAACGGATCTGACGAGGTGGTAGGGGTGGCCCTGGCCAGATGTCTGCCCAGCGGTACCGAACCCACCCACTATGTCCACGAAGAGACCGGGAATGACGTATTTGTTGACTTGACCGTTTGCGGTGGTAGTAGTGATTCCAACCTCATAAGGGGTCAGAAGGACTACCTTAAAAGCCTGCTGGTGATACTTTTAGACCGATTCGGGCGGCGCAGGACGCTCACTTTTAACCGAAACGGAAAACGAAAGGCTTACGACTACGAACATTTTATGAGAAAGGCTTTAAGCTAATGGGCGGTGGACCTTCCATCCCAGCACCCCCTCCCCCGCCCGATCCGTTTGAGGCGGCGAGGGCAAACGCTCTTTTCTACCGTTCTAGCTTGGAAACATATCTCGAAAAATCTCCTGACTTGGCGGAGATGGAAAACAAGCTGCGGGTCAAATATATGCCAGAACAGCGCCAGCTTGAGCGCGACTTGCAGGCTGGAGACCAACGGGCGGCCGTACAGACAGGCTTACAGCTTGAGCGGGATTACGGAGGCCAGAGGTCTTTGGAGGGTTTAAGACGTCAGTACGAGGCTTCCCCTGCCGCCTTTGCTCTGAACCGTGGATTAGGCGACCAGATGACCCGCCAGTTTGAAAATCTGTACGGGCGAAGTCCATACGGCTCCGTTGACCCGGCTGTGGCATTTTCACCGACAAAGCCTCCCGTGGACTACCTTGGAAACATTAAGCCGCCCCAGATTCTTTCCCCGACTTACGACCTTGACCTTGCAGGACTTTTAGCCCGAAACGAGGCATCCAAAAAAGTGACAACAGAAAAGTTTAGGAAGAGGGAAATTTAATATGCCTCTTTACGGAAACAGCCAACAGAATAAAAACGAACCAAAGTCGTCCTTTAAAGTAAACGATGACGGGTCAATAGAAGAGCTTCCTGGGTTTCGTGTTCTCATGCCTGGACATCCATTGCTTATTGGAAAATTAAAAGATTCAAAGGCAAGATACGATGAGCAGGCAAAAGAGTACCCGTATAAATCGCTTGCAGAGGCAATCACGGCATCAAACAAGAAAATTCTTGGAAACATAAGTGATGTAAAAACAGATTACGCTAAAAGGCTTGCCGATATATCGAACAGGGAAAATACATACAATACATTGGCAAATCAGATTGCAGCCTTGACCGGTGGCAGACGCATGAATACCGGTGATTACCTTAATTCCGCCATGCAGGGATTAAGCGCAGGGCGCAACTACGGATCAAGCGATCTTGGATCAAAGCTTAATTTTCAAGTTTCCGATCAGCAGATCATTGACGATTATAATAATGCCAAGCGCAATCGGCTTGGACGGATTGTTGAGGATGGAAATGCCCAGATTGCAGGAATTGGCGAAAGGATTAACACAGCCAATACCTTGCTTGCCTCATTGCCATCTGGAGACCCAAGGCGTACTTCTAGCGAGGCATATATTAAAGAACTCCAATCCGACCTAAAATCCGTGCAGGATGCGGTTACAAAGGCGCAGGATCAAATTACAAATTTTACGCCTCTTACCGTGGACAGCGCAGACGGGCTAAAGGAAATCACATCTTTTAGGGAATTTGTCAAACTTCCAGAAGAACGTGCCTCAGACCAGCTCCGACAGATTGACCCAGATATGTATGCGACGGCTAAGGGGCTTGGACAACGCTACCGCCAAATGGCAAACGAACAGTTGCCCGATACGACCGATCCCCGCACCGAACAGCTCCGTGGAGCCTTGGAGGATGAGGCGTTAAACCAGCTTCGCCTTGGTTCCACGCTTGACCAGGAAACCCGCCGCAACGTCGAGCAGGGAGTCAGAGCCGCCCAAACAGCACGCGGGAACATTTTTGGCATTGCCCCGGCGGTAGAGGAGGCCATGCAAACCGGGCTTGCCGGTGAACAGAGGAAGCTCGCCCGCTATGGAGCCGCAGCCCAATTCCTTAACAGCGGGCAGACACGCACGGATGCAGCCCGAGAAAACCTAGCCTTCCGAGACACAATTCTAAACAACCGCCTTGGCCGTGCGGCTGACTTTGTTGCCGCAGGACCATCGCTTTACAATCTCGGCCAAGCCCGCACAGGCCAACAGCAGGCGCAATTCCAGAACTACATCAACGCCAACCAATCCAACCCAGGCCAGTTTAACCCGCAGGCCAACCAGGTTTCTTTTTACCAGACCACCAGCCCGCAGATTCCAGTGGACCTTACCCAGACGGCGGCGTCGATATACAATCAGATGCAGGCCAGCCAAGCGTCCATGTATGGAAGTCAGGTGGGGGCGATTGCGAGTAGTTATCGTAGCCCTGCCCAAAACTTTGGAGCAGTAGCCAGCGGATTTGGAAGCATTATGGGAGGATTTGGGAAGCTGTTCCCAGGCGGGTTCTAATATGGAAGACGACATCCAGCAGGACATAGAAGACAGGTATGATTACACGCCTGTCGTAAAAGACCCAACAGACCCGACACGCGGAACCGTGCGTGGCTTGTTTGGAATGATGACAGGAGATCGCCAGCAACAAGTCGCTGCCGCAAGGCAACAGCTTGAGATGCAGGCAAGGGCGCAACAAATCAACCGCATGAACAGCGCTTATCTGCTTCAGTCCAAGGTTGAGGAAGACAAATTTAACCGCAAATACCCAAGTATTGATGTTGCCTATGCCGATGGCGCAAAAATCAATCTGCGCGAACTTGCCAGACAGAATCCAGAATTAGCAGACCAGTTGCTTGCCAGTGAAATGGATCGGGCGGCCAGATTTGCCCAAGTCAAAAAGGCCAAGGACGATGCCGAGCTTGAGCAGGCCAGAGCCAGAATTACCGCCGCGCAAACAAAGATTCAAGAAGAGCAGGCCAAGCAAGCGGGAATATTCGGGCTTGGCGGACCCAATCAGAAGGTTATCGACGAACAAAAGCGTAATATTGAAAAAGAATCTGAGACCTACGGCATCCCGCTCGGCTCCGAACCAGAGGAAGCAACACCCCAACCAGCAGCCCAAGCGGGCGCAGCATCTTCATGGCTACGCTCAAAGCTGAAGTAACCGACCAAGACGAGCCGGTAGTCGAGGTGCCGTCTTGGGGCGAGGTCAGCTCGCTTCCTGAGTTCCAGAACCTTTCCTACCCGGAACAGCGCCGTGTGGCGTTAAGTTGGGCCGAAGACCTCAAGCGTGAGGCTTCCTACCGTGGCGAGTTTACCGATGCCGATGCAAAGCAGGTGGATGATTTTGTCGCGTCCGCCGTTCAGCCAGACCTAGAGACTAAGGCCAAGGCCGTTGCCGAGGGAGCCATTCGTGGCGGGTTGTCTGGCACAGCGGCAACGCTGGTTGCCAAGGGCATTTCAGCTCTTCCAATTCCGGCAGTTCCAAAGGCCATTCTTGGTTTTGGCGGAGCCGCCGCCGCACAGATTGGGGTG